CTAGTTTCTTCAGATTTATTTTTGCCGGGGTTATTCTCTCCTTTCATTCTTTCGGATAGTTGTTTCTTGTCTTCGTCTGACATCCAGGATGGGCAGCCTTTCATTATTTCACTGTGATGCCGTTTTTGTTCTTCTGTTCTTGGTATGCCGTAAAGCGGGCTTTTCTCCCCGATATTCAGACCGGTAAGTGCTTTACTTAAATTTGCACAATGTTCAGGAGTTTTCACATGCTTCTTAGCAGATTCACTCATTTTCTTCCGTTGTTCGGCGGATTTCGATTTCCCTTTATGACATTCACTAATCTTCTTTAAGCCTTCTGGTGTCGGTTTAATATATTTAAAGTCGCTTTGGTTAAACCAGCGGGGATCTTTAACAACTTTACAACGTCGAAGAACAGTCTTCTCCCAGTTCGATGCATGGTCAACATCGTCGAAGATCCGACGAATTTCCCATTCAAATTGCTCAACACCGTATTGCTTGATTAGTTTTTTAAGCGGGTTACAACTGGTGAAATATTTCACCATGAGATCTTGTTCCGGAGTTAAACCAAGTCGAACGTTCTTACTACGCACACCATAGTAAACTTGGTCGGTTATTTTGAATTTAATTAGATAGGTGTAAGGTTTTATTTGCATATTCTTTCTATTATATAGTATTGTTGTAAATTTGTCAATAACGTAATCTTCAAGACAAATAAAAGATCTAATTTCTAGATCTTTTATTGTTATAAGTTGTTGATTATAAAGCAGTTACCTTATTCGAACGAAAGGTTCGCAACTGCGATGCTGCTGAGGTAATCTCCAGCGTTCCCGAGTGAAGAACTTGAATTGGTTAATTCCACATAACCATATCTGGTTAGGAATGAGGTTACGGGCTCGAAAGTCACTGGGTCAAGTACAACACCAGAACTCATCAATGGAATATATGGGCAATAGAAAGCAGCCGCATCTGATTCACTTGAGCCCTTATAACCAACTAGGACTGGAATTGAGTCATTTGCATATCCATCAACATATACCTTCATTGAGCCATTCAAAGTACCGACAAATTTGGTATTGGTAGGTGCTTCAAAAGTTCCTTCAGTCGTTCTAGCAAAAGCCGAAGTGGTTGCACTCTGAATAACAGTTAGAGCAATTGGGGAAACAACAGTCCAGTTACCTGCACCACGACGTGTTCTTTGTGCAATCAAGTTCGCAGCACGGTTGATCATAATAGCAAGAGCAGCGTGCTGATCGCCAACGTAGGTTGCAGTGCCAGAGGTTAAAGTCTGATCGAAGGTCTGATCAGTGCCAGATAGAGCGCGGAGTGAACCCAAAATTTCCTGATCAATTTCAGCAGTAATTTCTTGAGCTAGAGCAGCCATGATTTCGGCTTCAATATCAATTCCGTGCATTGCTTGTGCATCTTGAGCAGCTTCAAAAGTCCAACGTGCAGAAAGCTTACGTGACTTCGCTTCAACAGTCTGACGTAAGATTTGGACGTTGATCTTGTTACCAGCCTGACCTTCAAGATTAGCGGTCCAATCTGCTTGACCGGTAGTTGCACTACCAGAGTATGCAGTGGCAATCTTGAATGGTGACAGGGCTTCGTCTCCAGCTGTTACGCTAGTGTTCCAAGGATAAGGTGCAGTAACATTATCAGTCTGTGCATAACGTACACGCAGGGTCTGAATCTGACCAACTGGACCGGTCATTGGCTGTACACCAACTAACTCATTAGCAATAACAGTGGGCATAACACGTCGAATAACAGGAAGAATTACTCGGTTTAATGTTGCAATGTTACCAGCTGCGGTGGATCCAACAGTGGCGCTTTCCTTTAAATACTTGCGGGTATTCTCGAGGACGGTGTTCATAACAGTCTTGCGATTGCCTTGTAGTCCTTCGAGCAGGGCATTCTTTGTGTCTGCCCAACGATTTTCCAATAATGGTGTAGCCATTTTATTCTCCTTTAATTATTGCTGTAGCCCTGCTAGACGCTTAATATCGCTGAGGGAATCTGTATCTACTAACACTCGTGTTTGTTTATCACCGGTTGATTCATTTAATACTTCGGCCTTACGTGTTGCAACCTGTCTGTTGTTAAGTACCGATGGTAAATATTTGTCAAATGCAATGCGTAATTGTGGCGTTTGCACATTTTCAAGAAGTTGTGACATCACTGCACGTTTGTTCTTATCTAGAGGAGTGAGCATTTCCATGAGCACTTTTTCTCTATTCGCTGAATTCTTCGCTTTCTGTAAATTGCGATTCGTGCTTTCAACTAATTGTGACTTCACTTTAACTTCGTTCTTTGCTTCTGTTAATTGATTTGTTACTTCTTGAAGTTTAGTTTCTAAAGTTTTGTATTCTTGATTCTCATTTACATAAACGCCTGAGAATTCGTTCTTGAATGCCTCGAAAATCTTTTTACCGAAGTTATTCTGTCTTGCGATCTTAATATCTTCGTGTAATTGAGTAATTTCATGATTCAAAGTCTGAGCAACAATTTCGCTTACTGCCTTTGAGCTTCGTGCCACGAACTTCTTCTTGAGTTCATTCAATTGATTCTTTGCTTCAGCAATCAATTGAACTCTTGTTTCAGTCAATGCTTGCTTATCTTGTGCGAACTCATTAATCTCTTCTGCAAGAGACGCCATGATAAACGATTCTAATTTTTCTGCATGGGACTTGTTCTTGTTACGTTCATGAGCAAATTCTGCAAGTTCTTCTGCTAATGCTCTGGTCGTGAACTTATTGAACTTTTTTGCAGCTTCCTTCATTTCCTTCACAGTTTGAAGTTTTAACTTTGCAACTTCTACCTGTTGTTCTTTGATCTTTTTCACTTCTTCAGTGAGAGTTTCTGAAACCATACGATCTAAGGTCTTAACCATGACCTTCTTATCGTGCTCGTAACGATCAGCGAATTCTTCTCGAATTTCGGTGCGAATCGAAGTCTGCAATTCTTGAATCTTCTTGTCCCAAGATTCTTGGATGGCAACTCTTGTCTCTTCATTTACGAGTCCACTCTCGAGTAATGGTTTTAATGCGTCTATAACCATGTTATTTCTCCTCTTCAATATTTACATAGACATACAAATAATTGTTATTTAATGCTGTTAAACGGCGATTTTCATACATTTCGCGTTATGTATACGTCGTTTTAGGATGCTATTTATTTTTCGCTTCTTTTTCCTTGCGGCATTTCTGACAATCTCTATTAAGATTCTTATTCTTCAATGTCAGACATGCGAGACAATCGTTTGCTTTTTCCTCAGTAA